CGAATACCTACCCAAATAATCGTAAATAGAGCAGAAAGTGGTGGAAGAATGGCAGAAATAGTGCCTAGAACAGTGCCAAAGCTGATTACATCTATTACTTGTTTTGTTGACTCTTCCATCTTTATTTTCCTGACACTGCTGTAACAATAAATGTAATCAATAAACCAGCTATACCCACAAGAACTGCAATCCAAAATGATTTAATTAACGCATCCTTTGCTTCTTGCTGTGCATAAACTTCTCTCTGCCTCTGCGCCTGAACTTCTTTCATGCAGTTACGGTATTCCTCTAAACCTTCATTACCGTATGCATACTGCAGTAAAGTTATTACTTCTTTTCTCTGCGTCTCTATTCTTTTCTTTGCGGCAAACATCTGTGCCGCTTCTGCTTCTACTGAGTTTGCAAACACCACATCTTTAAGTGGGTTGCGTTTTTTCTGCTGCCTCTGGTTTGCATACAAAACATCCGATGCATGGCCCTGCCATCTGGCTACTACCTGAAACGTATCCTCAATGGACTTACCTGCCTCGATAAATGCTTTGACCCCTGCGTATGCTTTTGTAGCCGCCGCCGCAGCCGTAATCGGGTCAATCATTTGTCACCTCATATATAACGTAAGGATCGCAATATGAATTAGGCCAAGGTAAATACCAGGTGTACGTTTGATCTGATTCGCTATTCAGCTCCTTGTATTTGCAAACTCTGTAATGTTCTAGCCTCGTTCTGCTTCCAATAACCCATGTGTAGGTGTAAGTGTTCAACACCAGATACAGCACAATTGTTTTCACATATCACGGCTTATCAGGCCATGTAATGTTTGACGGAAACCCCGACTGCTGTGGCACATCGCGCAGTGCCTGCCTGTACGTTTTCATGGCATCAGGCATCGTGACATCAGACAATCCGTAGTGGTCTGTTTCTTCTAAAAGTACATCACGTGCCTTACGTACTTCAGCACCCTGCTTAATTGCACGATCTGAAATTTCTTCTGAGCTTGCATCAGTAACACGCCACACCTGAGTCCACTTGCCATCTACAAAAACAGGAGTGCCTTCCGCAATGTTTTTCGTATTGTCATATTCTGGTTCACTGACTTCAACGACAGAAAAAACGCCGTAATCATTTAATACAGTCTCCGGGATAACCCTTGAAAAAGATGTATTCGGATTGTCACGGCGTAGCTGTCCAATCGTGTACGGGTATTGATCAACTGAGCCGTTTGTAATCTTTGCGTACATATTTGTTTCTCCTACTGCTCATCTACATACGTAAGAGTGAATTGATTTGTATCTGACGTAAAACCTGTTGCCGTAAATGTTGATCCTTCAGATGACAAGGTTTTGGTGCCAGCACTATTTGATTGGTGGGCATAAGAAGCAGTTGCTATTCTTGAGCCGCTAGGTATTAAATTACCGCTTCTTGGGCCTTTAACAATAAAATATCGACCGTCATCTTCGCCTGTATCTCCTGCCGATGTAGTCACATAAAAATGTGTATCGTCAACGCTTATGCCGCCAACATTAAAACTTGTATCAGTTCCCCCAGGATTTATGGTTGACTGCCAATCAATAGAAAAATCAGACAGGCTTGCCGTTTTAAATATAGAAAAATCAGTCGTAATGCTAGTGCTGGCAGTCACCACATAAACACCATCATCACCAACAGCAATTCTTGTTGCAGAGCCTAGCCGGTTGCCAGAAATACTGTAAGCCTGCGCGCCTTCCGTAGATAGGTCGCTTGCACTGTGTTTTACTACGGCTGAAAAACGATTATCAGAAGGATCGCGTCCGTCTACTATATAAATATACAAACTGCCATCGTGATGCACTATGTCTTGAGGCGAACCCCTGCCATTACTAATAATCCGGTCAGAAACCAACGTACCCGATGAGTTTATTTTTAAGACGTGAGGCTTGTCAGTATCCGATGCGTCAAACCCAGCCAGATAAAAATTACTTCCGTCTGTAGCAATCTGCGGAGAATTTAAATTAGTAAAGCTTTTTGACCAGGAAACAGAGCCGTCACTTCCACTTATCTTCGCAATAGCACTTTCGTTGTTATGTATTAAACAAAAATCTCCGTTGCTATCAACGCAACTTTTGTTTGCTCTAGCATTTGAGGAAAAAGAACCTTCAAAAGCAGTTGTTAAATTGGGCAAATTATAGGCTCTTATCCCATCGGTATCCGAAAATTCTCCATAGGTAAACATCTTGTTATTTGTTGTATCAATCGCAAAGTTTCGGATGTTGTAGGTA